GAGGCTAAAGCCGGTCGTCGTGTTCAAACTGCTGGAATACTCCGGCATACTTTCCGACGCCACCGCCGTATTCTGGCTGGCCTGATTGTAGTTGTACGCCACCAACTCGTTACAAATCGAAGTCAGCGCAGCCGGGGCCGTCACAAACCCCGCCTTATACCAGACCTTCACCCGGCGATTGTAAACCCGACGCTGGGCCGAGTAATTCCAAACGGGGTCAATATTCCAATCCGCAAACGCATTGACCGCCACCTGCAATCCGTAGGGCTTGGGGATAAAGTCCATCGCAGTATCGGCATAAGTCAAAACCGCCGCGCCGGTCGCGTCCGCCGATTGATTCCACAGCCGCACGCCGGGAACCGTCACCGACGCCGACGCCGTAAACCCGCCGCCTGCATCGGTCGCAATCTTCGCCGCCAGTAACGAGGTTAGCCCATAAGTGCCGGGGGTCGCGTCAATCGTGGTGGCAGTTAAAGCCGTCCCGTCCGCCTTCACGCCACGCAGATATACCGTGCCGTCATTCACCGACACGGTAACGGCATTGTAGCCCGTCGCCGAACCGTCCAGATTGATAGCCGTCGCCTCGCCGTACCACGCGCCCATGATACTGATAACCGGGAACTGCGATAGTGCAATGCTGCCCACGTTGCCGGTCGTGTTCTTTTCTTCCACGTAGTCCCGCGCAATAATCTGGCGGTCAATAATCTTTTCAATCACCGCGCTGCCTTGGTCTATCAGCGTTTCCAGCAAGGCATCCCGCGCGGCATCGGTAGACGTAAAAGACATATAGGCCTTGACGCCCGCCAACGAGGTTAAAGCATAAGCCGATACAGTCATGGGGCCACCTCGCTCAGGGTAACGCTATATTGGGTATCAGGAACGCCCACCGGGGGCTTGTGCGTATCGCTCCACTCGTCCGTGTATTGATGCACCGGCGCCATCGTGGCATCCGGCCAAGTGATAACCTGTTGGAGATGCCCGACGCGAACCTTCGTCGCCATGCCGCAAAGCAAACCGGCCTTGCGCAAGTTCATCCAGAATTGAATATCGGCGTCCACCCGCCCGTCGCGCCAACTGCCGTTAATATCCGGGGTCTCGTAAAACCACGGCTTAGCAATCTTAACCAAATCCGCCACGCGAATAACCGTCAGCCCGAAATGCCCATTTTCGCAGTTCCGCACGTCATGGCTCAGGAAGTCGGCCAGCGTCATACTCGTGATGCGTTCGCCGTTGTCACCCAGCACCCGCGCGAGAAAATCCTCGCTGGCCCGCTTGGATTGAATCGGGAATATGGCCGCGTATTCGGGATGCTTCACCGCCAGCGTCACAAGTTCCAGAACGTGGCGCCGGTCGAAAACGGTGTCATAATCAATCGTAACGATATACTCCGCACCCGCCGCGACGGCATCTTCCATAATCCGCGTTAGCACCTGCGACCAGAACGCCCCTTGGCCATACGTCACAGAACCAAGGTTAGCGCAGGCCGTGATAATGCACGACGCATTGAGTGTAAACCCGACACGCGGGCAACTCAATACAAAGTGAAGCGGCGGCAGTTTGAACGTTTCTTCCATAGTGTATCTCCTATGCAATAATATAGCCCGCCACGGCTAGGAGCGAACCGTGACGGGCCATAAAAAGGAGACTTGATTAGCCTGTTACAGCTTCACCACAACGTCTGCGCCCCACTCGGAAGCGGTGTCGGGCGCGATTTCGTTGTCGCTCAACACAGCCGACGATTGGATACCGGTCGCACCGGCGGCAGTCGTGATGCTCAACTGGTAGTACCGCTTGGCGGGTACAAATCCAATCTGGATGGCGGCGCCGGTCACGGTGTTGTTGTTCGCCGGGATGACGAACTGGGCCGAAGTCGCGGTGGCGTTGGTAGTACCAACGGCTCCGGAAACGGTCGCGTAAGCGCTGGTCGTGTCGCCATTGGCGAGACTCACAACGGCCAACTTGGCGCTGGCATCGGTTGCACTGGCCAGATTTTGGCTAATGCGTAAGGTAACGTAGGCCGCGCCCAGCGTGTCAATAACGCCGGTCGTGGTGGCCGTGGTCGCCGCAGTCAGCGGGGCAATCACGGTGCGGATAATGTTCTTTTGTCCGTTATTCATGGTATTTCCTTCGTGTCAAAAGTTTCAAAAGTTAGGGGGCCGCCCACACGGACGGCGCCCCTGTCAGTCGTTACGAACTCGCGGTAATCAAACCGCACATCGGGCCAGCGATACGGCTAGCAGCCGTCGCCGAGTAGTTGCCGACGTCATGGTTGACGATGGCAATATCTTCGATGGCGCGGAAGTAGGTTTCGTTGGTCGCGAAGCCGTATTCCGTGCTGGTGGCAATCTGCATTGACTGCTGTTGGCCCATTTTGCTCGACCGTTGCAGGTCGCCAAACAACAGGGCAACCTGATTGACCGCCGAAGCGCTGGGCATAACTTGGGTAATCACGACCGGGAAGCCGAGGAAGTCATATTGCAGACCGCCGGCGCCCAAAGTCGGAATGGTGTTACCACCACCGGCAACTTTCAACCGCAGCAGGACTTGGCCGTAGAACGCCTGCGAGCAGTAGAACTTCGCACCGCCCAAGGCGTATTCGGGCAAGCGGCCAATCAAAGCCGCAATGTCCGCAACCGTGACGCTGGCCCAGTTCGTGCCATAGCCAGTGCCGGTAGCAACCTGCAAGCCGGCAGTGTTGGCATACGTACCGCCCAAGTTCTTCAGCGAGTTCACCAAACCAGTGAAGCCGAAGTAGGTGCTGGTTCCATCGCCAATGAAGCCGGACAAATCCTCTGCCTTGGCCAGAGCGCGGCCAAACGATTCAGCGATGAAGTCGCCAAGCCGGATAATGCCGCCCTGATTCGTGATGGACAACAACTTGTTGCTCACCGGAATCAGCGAGGCCAGAGTCTTGGTCACGAGTTCAACGCTGTCGGTCGCGATATCAGATTCGGTGATGGTCGCGCCGTCGGTCACATGGTACACGGTCGCATCGGAAACATGACGCGGAACGTCCAGCTTGTCCGAGTCCATCGGCCACGGGTTGACGTTGGCGCGATACTTGCCATATTTTTCCTGATTCACGATGACGCCGCTATACAACTGGGTCGGGGCGAAAACCGCACCGGCGCTGTTGTTCACGCTGTCCATCTTGATGTTCATGCCGTACCGCTTGGCCAGAATGCTTTCGGCGTTGGCGTTTTTGCAGAGTGCCTGCACAAACAAGCCGGCGACATAGGCGTCCTCGGCCTTGGCGAACGTGGTGGACTTGCCTTCGATGACTTGCACGTCGGGCTTGCCACCTTGGGGAACGTGCTGTTTCAGTTCGCCCAGCGCGTCCTTGACGGCCTTGGCAATCTGTTCGCCCACGGCCTTGCCGTCCATCGGCTTGGTTTCGTCGGCTTCGGGGGCCGCAGCGGGGGCATCGTTCGGGATGAGTGCTTTGATATCCACGACAACGCCGCCTTCGGTCACTTCGTAGTTACCGGCGAGTTGTTCAATCGCGCCCTTGAGTTGCATACCGGCGAGGCCGGACGCTTTCAGCACTTCGACCTTGGCGTCAAAGTCTTTCTTTTCAATCGTTTCCATGATTCAATTCCTTGAGTAAAACCAGTAAAAAACACAACGCTTTAGGCGCTGGCTGTCTACTCGGCCACCCGTTCGGAATTAACCCCCGGTTCGGCTTCGCTTGCCTGCCCAACACAATAATATAGCCCCTATGGCTTCACATACATCCGACCATAGGCGCGGGCAATCGCCTTGCGCGTCTCAATTTCTGCCGTTTTTGCCAATGTTTCCGCAGTTTTCGCGGGCTTGGATTCGGGGCAGTAGTAAATCACATTCTTGCGAATTGGTTTGGCGGGCGGAGCTGGGGTCGGTGTAGCTTTCGGCGCCGGACTAACCGCAGTCGCCCGCTTCAAATCTTCGTCGGACACTTCCACGCCGAACCATGCCTTTACGTTGTCCCGCGTCATAACGCCCTTGGACACTTGCACGGCCAAAGCGTCCTGGTTGCATGGTAAAGCCGCCGTGCTAATCTCGCCAAGCTTCCACTTGCTGAATACCCGCACACACTCCGGCCCAAACCGCTCAATATCCGCCGCCGTGGCTTTGCGCACGCCGCCTTCGATGGGCTTGAATCCGATACTAAACCCGCGCATCACGCCCGATTGATAAAGGGAGTGCAAGACGTAGGGCTTCCACGGCTGGGCATCGGGCCAGTCGGCGGGCTTGGGGGCGAAGTCCAGTCGCGCCACCAGCCCGTCGCGTTCGCGCTTGATGTTTGACCACGTGCCAACGGGTAATGCGGAGTAGTCGTGGCCGTCAAAGCAAATCGGATTTTTCGTAAAGTCGGTAGCGTCGCAGCCGTCCGGGATAATCACATCACCGTCGCGGTCAACTGCCGTGCTTGTAACCTGCGCGATAACGTACCGCTCGGTTTCGCTGCCCGCCGCTTTCAATACCGTGACAAAGCTTTTTTTGTCCATTGTGTTATTCCTTCACGCCGATAACAGGCCGCACCGCGCACCGGCAATTCGGGTGCAACGGGGCGCCGTAAACGTCCTCGTAGTTCAGTTTCATAACGCCACCGGACGCCCCGGCCAACGTGCTACCCTTGCGCATAAACGGCTGGTCAAGCGGGGTTGGATTATCTTCGTTGCCGAACTTCTGCGCCATCGCCACACAAAACTCGCAGCCGTCGCTTGCCAAATCCCAAACCTTGCCCTCTACCACGTCGCTTTGTTTCCACGCTTCCTCAGCGCCCAAACTGTACGCGCGGGCCGATTCAGTCCTGGCAATCATCTCCGCACGGTAGGCGCTGGCCTCGTCGAACACCGCCCGGATGTTTCTGGCAATCTCGCCAACGCCCGAACCTTCCCGCACGCCCGCTTCAATCGCCCCGCTGATAGCGTTTAATGTGTTAGCCTGAATCTCGCCAACCAGCCGCAACGTGTGGGCCTGTACCGCCTCAGCCACGGCGGGATTGGCAAGGTCAAACGATACACCGCTGCCCGCGTCGCCAAGCTGCCGGATTCCGTAGTCACCACCGGCGCGGGCCTGAGCCTCCACGGTTGGCCGCAAGCTGGCCAGCAGGTCGTCGGAAAACCGCCCTATCTGTTCTTCGATTGTGCTTAGGTCAATCCCGCCGATACGGTCTTTTTTCAACCCCATCGCTGCGAGTACCGCGTCAATCTGCCGGGCGAATATCGCGTTTAGTTCCCGCGCCAGTCGGGCGATAGGCGTTTCCGGCTCCCCTTCGCGGGCGGTATCGTCGGCGGACTTGGTTAGCCCGTCGCGCCATGCCTTGACCTGATTGGTATGCCCGCCACAGTGGCACGCCTTGGGGTTTGTCTGTATGGACACGTCACCGCTACCGCCGCCCACGCTTGGTGTTATGGTTGGGTTACTGCTAAACATTCCACCCATGCCAGCAAACGGCGATTGTTGGGGTTGCGGGCCTTTTAACGCCTGCTCAAGCGTCACCAAGCCAGACGGAACCAAATGGGCATCGCCACCCGCGACCGGCTCGTCGCCCATGCGTTCGCGTATCTCGTTTATCGTCTTTAACCCATACGCCACGCGCCGCGTATCGTCCTCAAGCTCTTGTGCCACATTGCCCGGTACAGGGTTGTCATACGCGACAAACAGGTCGCCGCTGTCGTCAAAATTAGGCACGACGAAGGTGTTCCAAACGTCCTCGTCGGCTTGGCACAGTGGCAGAATGGTGTCGCGCAGATATTGCACATCGGATACGCCAGACTGTCCGCCCGCAACGGATTGGTTTGCCATCATGCGCGACACGGGCACGCCAAACACCCCGGCGATAACCTCGACCATGCGGTCAGTGCTGCCGATGTTCTGCGCGGGCCAAGTAAGCGGGGTAATCTTCACTTCGCCGGTCGTCGCCAGCGGCAAGTTGCTCGACCGCTGGCCGCGATGTTTACCTTCCAGCTTGGCCATGAATTGTTCCAACGCTTCGTCGCTGGCCCCGTCAATGCTGGCGATATAATCCGGTCGGCTCCCGTTCATATAAAACGCCACATCGCCCATGCTCTTTTGATAGTCTGCCGCGATTTGATTCCACGCGGCCTGCACTTTGCCATAGCCGTATAGCGGGTCGTTGGGGTGCGGGAACTTCCAGTGAATAACCTCGCTGGGCGGGTAGTCCTGCGGCATCGGCGCGTTGGCGTAATTATACCCGCCGATGAGTTGCCCCTCCGCCGCGTTGCCGGGCTTGATAATCACGGTTGACGGGTTGAGCAAAACATACCCTTCCACCGGCCCGTTGCCCCCGCCACGACGCGACAATACCGCATAGGCGTTGCCCGTTATCTGCCAATAGACGTAACGCAAAACGGCACAGTTCCAAGCCGTGTCGTAAGTGTTTGGCCTGCGCAGCATCTTGACCAGCGGGTGATTGGCGTCGGTAACCTCGACGGCATCGTCGCCATATTCAACGGCCTTATGAATCACGCCCACGCTGGGCCGCGAACCAAGCCCGCCGCGTAAGTGCTTTAGCCGCTGGCTTGGCACGGCCTTAGAATCAAAGCCGCTCCACTCTCCGGCACGCTTGCGGGAGTAGACGCGCAACGGCACCGCCGCCATGTTGGTGGCCACATCCATAGCCGCGATATAAACCCACGACACAAAGTTGGCCAACGCCAGTTGGGGCGAAAACTCCGGCATGCGCTGCCGGGCCAGCAAAAGGTTATTGCTCGCCATCATCCCCGTATAATTCTGCCGCTCCGTAGCTTTGGCAACAGTGCGGGGCTTGCGTGTCGTTTTTGCCATGTTTTCAAGTCCTCTTGGTTGCAATAATATAGCCCCCCTGTCGCTGGTTGCGGTCAGTTCCAGCCCCTTGCACCAAACGCGGATTGTAACCGTCTGCCGGTTTCTGGCTGTTTTGGCTTGTCCGCGTCAAACTCCAAAACGCGGAAAGTTGACCGCTTGCCTAAGTCTTTTAGTTGCTTGTGGGCCAGGGCGAAAGCGCAAACGTCGTCATCGTGCAGGCCGGGCGGTGCGGAGTATGTTACCCCCGTTCGCGTGTAAACGTATTCGTAGCTGTCCAACTCCCGCCGCAGATTGCCGTCCGGGTAGCTGGTCTGGCGCGATTGAATCACGACGGCCAAAAGTTCCATAAGTGGTTGCTTGCTTACGCCGGTAAACTTAAACCCCGTTATGTTCTTGCTTTGGCGTTGCAGTTCTTCGACCACCGGGTCGCCTACCCCCGTCGCGTCAACCAGCGTCGGAACCTTGCCGACGATAGCCTTGATTTTCTCGATTGTCTCACGCCACGGCCCTTGCCAACGCTCATCCCGGCACAGGTTGCCGTCCTCGTCCAGCCCCTTGACGCTCACCCAGTCGTTAGACTTCGCCAAGTCAACCCCGAACGCTTTAGGCGGTTTGGTTGACATTGCAGGCACAACGCACGCCGCGATAAACTGACAGCCAAACGGATTGCCCCCGTCGTCGCTTGGCTCAGCCAGATACAATTCCCGGAACACGTTTTCGGGCAAAACCCGCTTGGCGTCCTCTATTTCCTCAAGTGACATAATCCCACCTTCCACCGCGTCGTAAGCGGTTAGGCGGGAATATGACATTGCCTTATCGCCCTGCTGGGCCTGCTGGCCAAGTTTATACGCCCAATTCTTGCGGCCCTTGGTGTTGCCGATAATACGCACAGGGCCGCGCGTGTGGGTCAGTGTTGACCGTACCGCGTGCCAGGCCTCCTCTTTGCATCGTGTGCTTTCGTCTATGACGGCGCCGTGTACTTCCTCCCCATACAGGCTGTCGGTATTGTCTGCCCCCTTGAACCAAATCACCGCACCCGATGCCAGACCTATCCACAGTTCGGTATCGTTTGCCGTCCAGATTGATTTTGACGGGTCGGCCCGCGTCAGCATGCGCCGGATACGCCGATAGGCAATCTTGGCCACCGGGAACGTCGGGGCCACCCACCACCAGTTGCGGCCATCTTTGCCGTTCTCCCACGCCTGCGATAGTATCCAGACCATACACCCAACAGTTTTACCGCTTTTCGTGCTGGCCTCAATAATCGCATAACGGGCCTGCGAGAATATCGCGGCCCGTTGCTTGGCGTAAAGGCGCGGAAGTTTCAGCGTTTTAGTCGTCAAACTCCACCTTAAACACCTGCTGGCGTTGTATGTCGGTAGGCTGGCCAGACTCTAAACGCTCCATCTTGTCCAGCTTTTCGGACGCCTCGACGTTTGACTTTTCCAGCGAGTTAAGCAACTCCACCGCCCTGATTCTGTCCCGCTGGCTGGGGCTATTTTCGGCAATCTCCAAAACCATAGCTGGTAATACTTCCTTCGCCCGCTCCGGTATCTTCCACCCATTTAAAACCGCGCGACGTATAAGCCGCATACCCACGCCCTTGCCTTCATCGGGGGGCAAAAGTACGCCCCCTCCCCCGTTGGCAACGGTTATAATTTCTTCATCTTCCGGCATTATATCACTCCATTACCATATAGCAATATACGCATATAGGCGCGGCAAGTCAAGGGGAAAGTTTAAGACGGTGGCCAGACGACTTTGCACGGGGTCGCGTCGGTGTCGGTCTGGTCGTGCGTCCATTCCACCGAGCCTTTTACTACCCATGCAGCGGTTGCCTTGTCGGTTGTGATTGCCATTGTCGTTGCTCCTGTCTGGTTGCCCATTGTACTCTATTCGTGTTCATGCACATAACCTAAAGACTGTATTTAATCCAGTGTGCAAGAACACCACTTACCCCATACCATAACAAGCGGGCTTTTGTGCCCGCATTGTGTTATGGGGGTGTGGGGGTTCTCTTTCACACACACAAACACGGTATTTCCTACACATAAGCGTAAGATTATACCCATTAGAATACGCCTCCCGTTTTGCGTTTGAATGTCAGTTTAACCCTTCCCGTCCCGCCGTCAACGTCCGCCAAGCTCTGCGCCCGTATCTGGTCTAAAAGCTGGGCCACCCGGTTAGCGGACATACCATAGCCCGGCCCGGTTGCCAGTTCGGTTATCTCGGCCTTGGTCTTTGGGGTGTCTGTCAGCACGGCATCGGCCAGCGATTGGGCCGTCCAAGTCGGTATGGCCGGAACCTCGGCTTTGTCCCCACCTTTGCGTCTACGCCCGGTTGTGGCCAGTTCTGCGGGGTCTAAATCAAGGGCTTGGTCGAACAGATAGCTTTCGAGATTGTACCGCCATGCCGATGCCGCCATCGGGCTAAAGTCTCTTACCACCCCGTCTAAGACGACGGCGCCGTCCGATTCATGCGGTAGCAGGCGCAGCCAAGCGTCGGCCCCACGGGCTAGGCTTCCCGCCCCGGCGCCGGTGTCGGCTATCGTCCGGTCGGACTGATTGCCCTTGCCCGCGTGGTGCACGACCATGATTGCCGCTTGGGTCAATTCTCCAAGGCGGATAATCTTGTCGGCAACCCGTCGCATCTGTGCGTTGTCATTCTCGCTAAAGTTTGGGTCGTTGGGGTAAAAGCAAAATAGTGGGTCAACAATTATCAACCTGTAATACCCCGGCCCACGGTCGGCAATCGTTTCGCAAATCTCATCCAGCCCGTCCGAACGGCCTCGCATGTTAAATCCTTCGATGCGGCTGGTGTGGTCGTTATTTAGCCCCATAGACGCGCAGACTTGCTGGTAACGGAACCGGCTTGACGCCTTGGCGAGTTCCCCGTCTATGACGGCCACGCGGCCCGGTTCGCAGTTGTGGCCGAACCATTGTTGGCCCGATGCCACGGCGGCGGCAAGGGCGCAAACGCCCCAGGTCTTATTTGTTTTGGTTGCGGCGACAAGGTAGCCCACGGCGCACTCGCGGAGTATGCCGTCAATAACGGCGGGCTTGCGTTGGATGCTTTGGTCGGCCAGCAGTTCCGTCAAGTTCCACGATTGCACCCGTTCTTTGCGCTGGCGCAGCCCGCGAAGTCTGGCAAGGGCGGCGTCTATGGCTTCGTCGGGGTCTTTTGTCCGGTCATAGGCCGATTCGCTCAGGTCGTGATTTACCCGCAACAGTTCCCGCAACTGGTAAGCATTCCTTACAAGTCGGGCATAGGCGTCCCACCCTGCGGCGCTTGGGGTCTGGCTCATACAGTGGTCAAGGTGGGCAATTAACGCCCGATGGTTGGCGTGTCCTTCCAACTTTGAACCGATGGTTAGCCCGTCGAAGTGCTGGTTGTCGCCCCATGCTTCGATGATTGCCCTGAATACGGTCGCGTTTTCCACGCTGGTAAACATGGCTGGGGTCGTTATTTCGTCCACGACTTTGCCGACGATTGACGGCTCAATAAGCATGGCCCCGATTAAGGCATGTTCGGCGGCGCGGTCTGTTGGCGGTAGGCGGTCAGATTGTGCTATCATGGTTTCACCCCAAACAATCCTTGGGTTTTATATTCTGCCTCTATCCGCTCAACAGACAGCGCCACGTAGTCGGGATTGAGTTCGCAGCCGATATACTTCCGCCCGTGTCTGATTGATACGATGCCGGTTGTGGCCGCGCCGTTGAACGGGTCTAAAACCGTCCCGCCTTCGGGACACCCCGCCAATATGCACGGCTCGATTAACTTCGTCGGGTAGGTCGCGAAGTGTGCGCCCTTGTATGGTTGCGTCGTAACCGTCCATACGCTGCGCCGGTTGCGGGTCGCATACTCTGGCCGCTCATACGTCCGGCTCTGCGCCATCGTCCCGGTAGCGTCCTGTTTTTGCTTGCCAAAACTTGCGCCACCACTTACGCCAGACGCCTTTTCCTTGACCGCCTCAGCGTCATAGTAATACGATGCCGACTTAGCCAGCAGGAATATATATTCATGCGCCTTGGTGCATCGGTCAGTAACGCTCTCAGGCATAGGGTTGGGCTTGCTCCAGATAATATCTTGCCGCAGCCACCAGCCGTCAGCCTGCAACGCAAAGGCAACGCGCCACGGTATGCCGATAATGTCTTTTGGCTTTAGTGTGCCAATGTTTCGTTTTGTGGTTTTGTGTGTTGCAGAGTTCCATTTTTCGTCGGGGCTTACATTGCCGTCACGTAGCCCGCTTTTGCCCTTTCCGTTGCGATTGCTTTGCGTGTCGCTGGCGTAGCTATCCCCAAGGTTAAGCCAAAGCGTGCCATCATCCCGCAGCACGCGGCGCACTTCGCGGAATAGCTCGACCAGCTTCGCGACGTATGCCTCCGGTGTGGCCTCTAATCCAATCTGCCCAGCGTGTCCGTAGTCTCGCAAGGCAAAGTATGGCGGGCTGGTAACGCAACAATGAATAGAGCAATCCGGCAACGTCTTTAGCGTCGTCAATGAATCGCCGGTGTGAATGGTGCAATCTCCGATTGTGGTTTTCATTTTTTCACCGCGTAAAGTTTCCCGAAGCTGTCGGCCTGCGGATAGTACCCGGTAAGGCGGCGGAAGGCGCGGCGCAACCACTTGAACCCGTAGCCGTTGCGTTGTTGCTGGTCGCGTAGCCGCTGCCACGTTTGGACGTGTTGTTCTTTCATGGTCTGCACTCCATAAAAAGTCCGCCCAACGAGCGCCGGTGCAGCGGCAACTCGCGGGCGGATGTTCGGGACTTGGGTCGGCCTTGCACGCCGTTTGGTCACAGGTTATCAGAATGGCCGTTCGGACACAACCAGACCGTCCTCAATAATCACGCTGCACTCGTCGCCGGTGCTAACGCGGGTCGCAATGGCTTGCAGCCCCTCTTTTTCCAGCCACGCGCCAAACGCGGTCAGGGTCTTAATGTCCATAGCTTCCAGCTTGTCCAGCAGGACGAAGCCGCAGTCAGGGTTCAACTTCCGCACAATGCTTGAGGCCACGACCAGTTGTTCGCTATGGCTCATGCAATCCCAAGCCTGGCCCTTGTAGGTAAGTTCACCGTCAGCCACGGCCAGACCTTCCAGCGGCATACTGGCGCACAGCTTGAGAATACCGGCCCGTCCCGCGTCAATCTTGACCGTCAAGGAGTCCCGCTCTTTGACCTTGGCCGCAAGTTCGGCTTTCGCCTTGTCCTTGGCTTGGTTGGCCGTCACCTTGGCGTTGTCGTGCTGCGCGTTGGCAACCTTGGCCGATACTTCGCTGGCCTTCGTGGTCAATTCCACAGCCTTCGCTTCCAGTTCTTCGCGGCCTTCGCCGGTGGGCATTTGTTCGGCCTTGGCGAGTTCAGACTTCGCCCGTGCGATTGCATCGTTTGCAGCCTTTAACGCGGCCTCCCGTCGCATGGCGTCGTTTGCCTTGGCCGTCGCCTCGGAACTTGCCCGCACCGACTCAGCTTGTAACCGTTGGGCTTCTGCCAGCAACGCGGAAACGTCTACCGGCTTGGCGTCGGGATATTCCGGCATGGTCGCGACGGCGCCTTCAATCCGCGTAACCTCACGGCCTACCAAAGTCCGCTCGTCAAAGTCCCGCTTGATAGCGGCCTCCAACGGGGTAAGGTCAACGCCGCTGGCCTGCATGAGTAGCTTGGTCTTTTGCTTGCCGTCCAGTTCGATAAACTTGCCAAGGTCAAGGGCAAACGCTGAGACAACTTCATCCAGCAGTTTTTGCCCGCCCTTCATGCCCTTGCTGTCAGTCACTTTGAGATAGCTACCCTTGTCTGTAAAAGACCGATTCACCACCCATCCATTAGACAGCGTAACCTCAACGCTGCCCTTGGCCTCGCCTTCGCGGATAGGGTTGGACGGCGCGAACTTTTCACCTCCAACGGCAACGGCGATGCTATTCAGCACGCTTGACTTGCCTTGGCGGTTGTCGCCTCCAATAACCGTCAGCCCCGTGTCAGACGGATGCAACTCGACCAGTTGCACGCGCTTGACGTTTTCGACCTTTAGACCTGCAATTTTGACGCTCATCGTGAACTCCTAAAAAGTAACCTCGCCAACCAACACGGTTGGCATTTATATACGCTTCGCCGCAAGCATTTTTTTAATCTCATCCGGCACGGGCGGCGGGATGATTGGGCAGTAGGCGACGACAGTTCCAGCGTTGTTGTCCGTTGAAACTGTACCGTAATCGTACAAATACCACGCAGCCGAACCGTGAATGTATCGCCATCCAATCGGCAACGGTATCCACTTCCCTCGCACCAGCCAATCGGTATGCTTAATCCTGAACCCGTTCCACGCGGTGTATGCGTTGCGCGTGCTGAGGTTGTGCGCCCGCCTGAACGCGGCAATGCTCTTGTGATACTCCGGCTTTCTGCCATCCATCCACTCTACGCGAATCCACGTCGCTTTCGGCTGGCGGTCTCTGGCTTGCTTGCTCATGGTTAGGCTCCATTCTGTTTAAGTGCTATCGGATGCGCTGCTGTTTTGTACCCGTATGGCTTACGCTCAAAAGCCTCTGGCGGCAAGTAAAACGACGATAGAATCTGTCGTCGGTTTTCTTCCAAAAACTCACGATTACCCGTCATGCTTTGCAGACCCATAATAGGCCACTTCGCGACGGGCTTTTTAATCCGCTTCGGCTTTTCTCCGTACCAGAACGAAAACCATACCGCACAATAAAACGACTTAGTTCGGCAGTCGCTACGCTTAGTCACTACGCGGGTTGTACGCACCCCGCTATGCGTGGACTTAAACTTGCGATTCCACTCATTGAACGCGGCCCACGCTTTACGGCTGGCGTCGGTCTTGGAAAGTTTGCTTGCGCCGCTCATAAACGCATAGCGGAATTGTTGCCCAAGTGAATTGGTAAGCGTTGTTTTTGTTCCGTCGTGTCCGTAGGTTAGCACTTTCAGCCTCCCTTGATTTTGTCATCCCGCACCGCCTGCAATGCGTCGGAATAACCGTTGTCGTATCCGTCATCATAGCCCACGTCCTCGCCCGCGCGCCGGCCCCGGCAGTAGCCGATAAAGTAAAGGCTAACGCCCAGCACAAGGGCAATCGTCCCGCAGACAGCAGCGGCCCAAAATTGGTAGGTCATGGCATCCCCCGTTCCGTATGCCCGGCCTGCATGGTCGCACCGGCGCGAACGTAAAGCGGGTCTTTATCAGCTTGGCTGTTCATATCCACACGCGACAACGCCAGTGCAAATCGCGTAGGGAACATGCGAGCAAACACGGCCACCCAGCCTATGCAACCTTCATGCGACGAAATCGGCCCGTATTTGTGGTGTCTGGCACACAACGCGACACCGTTTTCCCAATCGAACCGGAATAACGGGTAAAACTTTCGCGGCAATAAGTGGTGGGCTTGCACTGACTTGGTACACCCGCAAATCTCGCAACGCATACCGGCGCGGGTACGCACGCCACGACTCCATGCGTCATATTGTCGCTTCGTTGCACCACGCGCAGCACGGGCGGCACGTTTAGCTAGTTGTGCCTTGGTTGGCGGTTTCTTTTTCGTCGCCATGTTTTCACTCCTACAAAGTCGGGCAATCCGCCCGCATGGTTATAGTGTACACTTCCCGTTGTGGAAGTCAACAAGATTCTGGAAAAAACCCGGCGCGGTGTCAGGATTGGCATAACCACCGCGCCGGGCCGAAGTGCCAACGCCACAACAAGCGGCGTCGGCGAGGGGTCAGAATGGCGGCTCGTCGGCGGCGTTGGGCGGCGGGTCGGTGTTCACCGGCTCAGGCGCGGGCTTGGCGTCTACCAGTTCGCACGACTTAAACGAGTGGTACGTCTTATCGCCCTTGGTGTTTGCCTCAAGTATCAGGCTCACCCGCTCGCCAGTGTTTTTGATGCTGCTACATGCCTTGGCCGCTGTCTCGCTGAATGTAGACGCCCAAACCTCTTGGCCCTGCATATCCGACAGCTTGAAACTCCACAGTTGCCACGGCTTGCCGCTCTGGCTCACGCCGTCCTTGCTCTGGCCTTCCGCGTCCACCGTGTAAAGCATTGCTACGCCGTTGCCCGCTGGCGCGGCCTGGCTTGCCCCCGGTTGGGCTTTCGCTGTCGGGGTCGCCTTCCCGGCCAGACGCGCGGCCATTTCGTCTACAACCGCCGCCGCTAGTTTGCGATAATCAATGTCCATTATTTGCTCTCCAATTCTGCCTCAAGTTCCTTGATGCGTTCAATATGGTCTTCGCGTTCGCTTTCCAGTTCGTCAATCCGTTCTTCGGCTTCTTCGGCGTATTCCTCAAGAGCGGACACGTACCCGCTAACGTCGCGGGTCGGGGTTTTTGGTCTTTCGTTTTTCATCATTCACCGTCCTTGCGCGTTAAAACTTTGGTCGTCGTTTTGGTCGTGTAACCTTCGATGATGCCCTTGGCGGCGGTCTTTTTCATGCCGTTGCATACCATACGGCGTTCAACCTCTGCCGGGCTGGCAATCTCAGTAACGTCTACATTGTGGGTCATTGCCACCTGTCCGGCGTAACCCTCATCCGGCCATACCCGCCGCCCCGCGCGTTCCCGGAGTTCCCAGCCGGTAACGTCGGCCCCGGCCTCGATGAGTTCCCGCGCCCGCTGGCGTAACGCGGCGCGCCACTTTTCCACCAACTCGGCCCGCTGGTCATACGTCGCCAGCAGTCCGGCCACGGTTTCAGCGTCCGCCGTCTTTAAGTCCACCGCCTCGCCTTCCACGGTCAGCGCCGTGGTTTGCACGATTGCCAGACGCGCGGAGCAATCCACGCGGGCGCAGGTGTCGCAGACCGGGCCGGGCTTGTAGGCGGCGGGGTTGTTGCCGTTGGCTTTGGCCTTTTCGATTAACAGGATAATCTGGCAATCTATCTGGTCTATCTGCTGGCGTGTATATACCACGACCGACGGCTTGAGGCGTTCCAGTTCGCCCATGTAGAGCGTGTATGTCTCGCCCCACGGGATGAGCGTGGCGTATCCGGCAAGTTGCAGGCTTTCGCCCGCGTCATCGCGGCCCGCCCAGCCTAGGGTTTTCCAGTCCACAACAACCGTTTCGGCATGGGCGTTGTCCCACCCGATAACGTCGGCAGTTCCGCCGCGTTCGTCGTGGTCTAACTTGTACTCGGTATGCCACACGTAGTTTTCGCGGCCCTTGTAAATCTCATCGGCAAACATACGGACGGCCTTGTCAACAATCTCGGCATGTTCGCCAGTCGCCGGGTCGGCCTGGCCAAACTTCAAAAACGTGTTTATAGCCTCGGCAATCGCGGCGTGAATAGCCGTACCGCGTTCGGCATCGGCAGAGTTGCCACCGCCTTGCCAGCCGACGCACTTGGCGAGTTTGGGGAGTTTGCTTGGGGAAAATGGGGCATGGGTTGTCATTTGTTTACATCCTTTCCATCGTTCTCTGCACAGGGGTGTCCCATGCAACCTTTTTTGGGGTGAAAGTTATCGCATTCACCAAGCGGCAATAATTCTACGCCCGACGCTAATTGGTCAAATAAAAATGACTTTAGCTCTCCGGGTGTCGGATTTGTTCCGTCGTCTCGTTTGAATCCTTTGGCATTGCGCTTTAGCTCTGATTTTGACCATTGTAGCGCGCCTCGTACACTTAATGCAACGTGGTATTTCGTTGTCATACCGCACCCCCGAACCGCGCGACAACGGCCAACCGTTCGGCTTGGGTCAAATCGCGCGGGCTGGCAAATTGACGGCCAACGAAAGCCTGGACTTGTTCCCACGTTGCTTCGCGGCTAAAGGTCGGCAATTCCTTGACTTGCTCTTGCGTGTATTCCCGCAGCACGGATTGCACTTCCGCTACGCTAATTTCGCGTTCCGTCGCTTCCGGTTGCACGTTCGCCTCAGTGGTGGGGTTGTCTGGCGTTTCGGCGGGCGCTTCGCTCTGGACGGCATCGGCGGGGCTTTCGATAATCTCACCAGTCACAACGTCAACCGGCGCGGCCTCGATTAGTTTGGACTTCACCGGCTTGATACGCGACTCAGCAACAATCGGCTCGTAATCGTCCGCTTCCTCGGCGGGGATTACGCCACAGTATGCATCGGGGAACGCATTGCGATAGCTGAACCCGCGCGCCCGGACATACGTTTGACGGTCGGGGTGATTAGACCACGGCCCTTGCTTGCCCCACAACTTCGCCCGCTTGGCGTGGGCAATGCTGAACTCGCCAACGTATTCAGACACCACGCCACCGCGTTTCCGCATGGTAACAAACCGAACCGCGAAGTCACCGGCCTCGATGCTGCCAGTGGTTTCCACCCGCTCCCCGCAGTATTCAGGGTGTGCCATCGCCACAGCCGCAAATTGGTCTCCGTATAACGTGGCCTTGCCGTTTATCACTTTAATACCCGCCAAGCTGGCGAACGGGTTAAGCCCGAACTGCGCGCCCATAGAGCAGGCAATCATAATGTCCTCGGGGCGGTTTGCGTACTCTGTGGGGATGAGTTTGGACTTCGATAGCGTCACCGCCAGCCGTTGCGCTTCGTCCACTGTTGACGGGCGCAAAGCCATATCAAAGCCGTTTGGTACCCGTGCCAATCCTGTCTCTGTCATGGTAAACTCCTATAACCGAACCGCCAGATTTAAGGCTCTGGCAATGCCTGAATCTTAAAAACCCGCCCGCCTTGGCCCGTTGCGAACACTCTGGCAATGCCTGCCAATTTATTCAACCTCGGCGGCGCGGGGCTAGGCGGTGAACACCACCGCCCGTAAATCAAACGAAAAACGCCAAGGCGATAATCAGCACAATGAAAAGCCCGGCCAACACGGCAACGGTAAGCACCACCCCGCCGCCCTCGGCATCATCGTCGGCGTTGTAATCGTCCCGGCCCTGGCCACCCAGCACAAGCGGCGCAGGCTCATCCCGCACCGTGCCCAGCGCCACCAGCCGAAGCGGGGCGCCATTTCCATCGTCTACAATGGCGTATTCGTTGCCGTCAAACTTGTACTTGTCAATAATCCGGCTCATGGTTGCACCGCCTTCCGCTTGGCGTACCGCGCGACCAGCCCCGGAATCTCCCAGCGGCTAATCATCACCTTGCCATGCACCGCACGAATTGACACTCGCCCGCGCTGGATGAGCATCCGCAGGTTGCGCGGCGTGCATCCAATCCGCTTGGCGTCCTCGTTTATTAACAGGTATCGGCTCATCGTTTTGGCTCCTTGTGTGTATAGTCTAATGCTTCCGCTTGCGGAAGTCAACTAGATTCTGGAATTATTTTACCCGCGAAATTCGCCGCCTTGCGATTCTGTTGCAACAAACCCAACGGCGTTGGTCATTATTGCCACGACAATTCCATAATTCATTTTGCCCGTCAGACCGATTTCGGCGTCCTCGTGCGTTGTCCAAAGGTGCCAAGTCTCTCGTTGCTCATCCACGACCAGCAGGTCGCACCCCGCGTACCGCATGGCAACGCGCGGCACGTCGTCGGCGCCAAGGTGAAAGCCAAGGGCCGCAATGTCGGTAAGTTCGGTAATCATTTGCCGCCTCTTTCAATTCCAACAAAACTAATCCTCGAAATCTTAAAATGCCCAAATCTGTAAGCCATGCACCGCCGCGCGTGCATCTTGTCGCGCGCGAACACCGTCAGCCAGAACCGGCTCCCGTTGGGGCGGGTTATCAGCCCGCAAAAAGGAGCCTTGCCCCAAGCGGCGATAAGGCGGCGTAGGTAGGTTTGGCGCGGGGTCATCTTTACACCCCAAACCTTTCCCGCAGCGCGACAATCTCGCCGTGCAATTCGCGGAGTTTTACGTCGTCAAGATTGGACAAGTCGGCTTTCGTCATTTCGCTTGCAACACCAGCCACCTTTCCACGCCATACCGCAGCAAGAAAAGCATCAACTATTCCAGTGGTAAGCGGGTATATGATTGGGCTTCCGTAGCGAATCTCGCCAACTTTCCTGCCGTTTTTTTTGAATCGCTCCTCGTTTCCGTTGGCGTATTCGATAAAAACATATCTCTCCGTTGTCCGCTTGACCTGTTTCTTTTCGGAACTCCACGGGTCGCGCCGCATCACCCAATCGCCAGCTTGCAGGTCGGCGGGAGATTTAACCGCCTCGTTAATTATGAATCCTTTGTAGTCCATCGTCATTCTCCTATTGCCCGGCACGCTGGCCGGGCGGGGGTTAAACTTGCGACTTGGCAAGCAGGCCATCGGTTACAGACTCATAGCAGCGATATCCGCCCCAAACTTTGACAACAACAGCGGCCCACGGGCATTTTGCTTTGGCGGTTTTACGGCTCCGGGTTTGGACAAATACGATACGCATGTTTTAATCTCCTACTGGTCGCCGCAGGTCTAGCGCCTGCAAATCCCGCAGCCGGGCACGCTCCGGCTCGCCGCTGGGGCGGGATGGGGGGGGGTTAAAGCTGCATGAGGTAAATAATATTCGAGTCGTCGGGCAAGCGTAGGATGTTCGGAAGGTTGTCCGACGCCAGAATGTAGACCTTGCCGTTTTCTTCACGGGTGGCCGCTTCGTGTCCGTAGCTGTTTAAAGACTTGACAATCTTCTGGGCTTCGGCGGCGGCTTGGTTCGATTCTTTCGTAATGACTTGGTAGCGTACCATCTTCATTTTTCTGCTCCTACTTGCGTCCGCGAATCTCAATCGTTCGCATGGGCATACTGTAACCGCTTCCGTTATGGGAATCAAGCGAAAAGCAAAAAGATTTTTCGGATTGTGCGTAACCATCGGTAAACGCTACACTTGCGGCGCGAAGATTTTTAGCGGCATCATGGCGGTGACGCCACCGGAATGATAGGGATGTCCACCGCCCGCCAACCGCCGAGGATTGCCCGGTACATGAACCGCCCACCAGATACCCGCGCCAGAATCCCCGGGAAACGGTCTGGCGTCCAATATGGCGCGACTTTGGCCACGGATTGAGTAATCATGCCACCCAAGGCCGGAACGCGCCACGGGGCGGGTATTGCCACCGCACGCCAAGGGGGGCTATATCGGGGGGATTGTATTATTCGCCTTTACGTGGTTCGGCTTGTGTATGCGCACGCACAATTACCCCGCCCCAACGGTGCCTTTGCGCACCCGTTGGGGGTGTGGGGGTAGTGTGCGCGCACACACACAGACAATCCCTAAACGTGAATATGACGGCGGAAAGAATTATTTTGGGATTATGCTTGCTTCCGTTATGGGAAGCGGTTATAGTGTGATTATGCCAAGCGAATGAGACTTGGCAAGGAACAAGTAGGAGACACAAAAATGAAGACCGAAAACGAAATCCGCGAAATGTTACGCGAGTACGAAACCCAAATGAACCGCGCCCACGACCTGCACCACCTGTACATTGCCGACGCCGCCGACGCCGTGGCGGAAGACGCCCGCAAACAATTCCTGAGTGACGCCGAAGACCAACGCATCATCATGGACAGGGCCGCGCAGACTGTTGACATTTTGAGTCGCATACTGGCTTAACCCCCACCGCCCCCGTCCGGCGCTGCTGGGCGGGGGTTAAAGGATGACTACGATGGCACCAAAGACGGTACTTATCGCCTGTGAATACTCTGGCACGGTTCGGGATGCGTTTATCGCACGCGGCCACGATGCCTACTCTTGCGACCTGTTGCCAACCGATAAGCCTGGGCCTCACCTTCAGTCAGACGTTTTTGGCGTCATCGCGTCCCGCCGTTGGGACTTGATTATCGCCCACCCGCCTTGCACCCATATCGCGGTAAGCGGAGCGGCCCACTTCGCGGCCAAACGCGCAGACGGTCGCCAGCAGCAGGGTATCGCGTTTTTTCTGGATATGGTCAAAGCCTGTACCGACAACGCGACTGCTTGGGCAATCGAGAATCCGGTTTGTATCATGTCCACGCGGTACAGAAAGCCAGACCAGATAATCCAGCCGTGGCAATACGGGCACGGGGAAACTAAAGCCACCTGCCTATGGTTGCACAACCTTCCGAAGTTGACGCCAACAAACATTGTCGCGGGCCGCGTCCAGCGGTTGCACCGCCTGCCGCCAAGCCCCGACCGATGGAAGATACGCAGCAAAACGTACCAAGGCATAGCCGACGCTATGGCATCGCAATGGATGACACTCTAACGCCCACGGGCAAGGATGAAGAAATGGAACCAAAGTATATCGTAATCGTAGGAATTGGAGAGCGAAGGCCGAACCGATACTATGCTGGTCGGTCAATGCTTGTTAAGAACGGCTTTCGCCTTAGCGACCTGCGCGGCGCTGTCAGGATAACAGAATCGCACATTAACGAGCTGCGGGCAAAGTATCCACGCCACACATTCACAATCCATAACGAGGACTAACTAAATTGGCCACAAAACCCGAACTGGAACATCATCCGCCGCCCGCGCAAAGTACCGCCTCGAACGCGGAGTACACTCGGAGAACGGCATCCGCCTGGACTTGACCGAACAGACGACGCGGATATGCCTCGTTTGTGACAAGCCGTTTTTGTCCCTGTCACGTGGCAACCGCCAGTGCGCGAAATGCTCCGGCAGTCGGGCAACGGATAACCTCAAGGTCGTGAAGCGGGTAAGAGTGCGCGGGGTTGGCGTCAAGGATATTTGAACGCCCTTAGCGCTCGGCGAACCGATACGGCAAAGCCACAGACCGCAAGGTACAGCGAACGCGGTCTAAACCGTGGAATTGCCCACGCTGTCGGGTCGGCTGGGGTCTCGCGGTCTTTTGCTGTCCCGGCCTACTGTCGCCAGCCTCCGCGTATGCTCGTCAGTGCCGCGCGCGGGGGTTGGCCTGTTCAATTCTTTGCGGGCGGTTCGGCCTCGGCCAGTTGCTTGCGTTTGACGCTGCCCCAAGCCCAAAGCGCGGCGGACACAATCAGCGGCGCGGCCAGTTCCCAAGCCGCAGACGCAAACGCTCCGGCTTTGACCGCGTCCACCCCGTCTTGGCCCTTCCACGCCCAAAGTATTGCCACCACCGCGTACCGTATGGCTGGCCCCTTGCCGTAGTTCAACAACGCTTGGATGATTACTTTCGGTTCCATAACGAATAGCCTCCAAATAATCCAGCAGTTAAAGCCCCACCAGTGCCAGCGCCGCCGTTAGGCAAACCCGCAAGATAGCCGCCGTGGCCTCCCGTTGCAGGGCCAGCCGTTGCGCGTTTGCCTTGTTGGCCGTCTCCCACCCCGCGTTGACGCCTTCCCACTCGTTTAGCAGGTCGCCAGCGGGTAGACGCGAAAGCAACGTCTTATACGCTTCGTCGGTCTTGCCCTGCGTGATTTTCGTCACCCACGCCCAAAGCTCATCCTTGCCCATTGCCAGCAGCGCCGGGCCGTATTGGTCAATCACCGGCGCGTAGTCTGCGGGCAACTTGGCTTTCAGGTCGTCAAGTGCGCTCATTTTTCACCGCCTACGCCGTCGCGTGCATTCTGGAACAGTTGCCACGTAGTCGCTTGCTTCCGCAAGATGGCCGTCTTGTCGGCTTCGGACAACGTGCCCGCCTCCGCCCGATTGGCGGCCTCTGCGGACAACGCGGCGGACTTGTCCAGCAGGGTCGAATACTCCGCCGAAAGCTGGACGCCGTTGCAGCCGGTCAACAACACGAACGCGACAATCGCAACAAAGATTTTCATTTCATGCTCCCTTAAAAAGCCAGACCATGCCAACAAAGCACAGCCCGATAATCAAAAACGTCGCCACCTTCACCACCGCACTGATAAGCAACTCGGCGAAAACAATCACTTCGCGCCCTGAATAACAGACCACAGGCTTTTGACTACCAGCCCAATCAAGGCAATCGCCGCAACCGAACCGGCCCAGCAGAATTTT